TTCCTCCGCGGGTCTGGTCTGCAACAGGTGTGCGCCGGCCAGGTCCTCGAAAGCCTGTGTATAGTCCTGGCTGGTAGTAGCGCGTAATCCCATGCGCCGCATGTATTCCACCAGGACACGTTTGTTGTGCTCGGAAGGGTACCAGTCCGGTGTGGCTTCCGCGAATTGCCCAGCTGCTTCAACCGCCTCGCGCGTCTCCCTGTCGTCACGTTCCTGTTGCTGGTTCTCTCGCAGGGTGTCTACGGGTCCAATCACAGATTCCATGACGCGGGTTACAGCGCGATCGACGGTAGCCGGGTTGGTGAGATCCGCCACGGTTTGCATACGCTCGGCCGGGGTCAACGGCCGGGGCACGCCCGCGGAGTTCGGCGGCGCGGCGCCGTTCACTTTACCTCGCAATTCATTGATGCGCCGGTCGGCGTTGATTTTTGAGTCCGCTAATTTGTCGAGAATTTCATCCTTCGTTCCGTACAGCACTACAGGCTGGGTCGAATCGCCGGCCAGGTCGGTGGTCACTGTGAGTTTCCATTGCCCGTTTCCTCGATCCGTCCACTGCTTGCCCATCTAAAACCTCCGGCCAGAGTTTCGGTCTTTCCTGGCGGTAATCATCCAAAACACCCATGCAAAGCTGGCGCCGAGAAGGAGCCAGCCGCCCAGTGCCAGGGCAAAGCGAACCCACAAGTGGCCCATCATTCCACTCCTTGAATCACATCCTCGAGCTTCGCTGGGGCTTGCTGTCCTTCATCCTCACTGGATGTATAGCTGGCATTTAATACCTGTTTCTGGACGTATGTAAAGAACAGCCATACGCCCTTGGCGAGACAGTGCCCGCCCAGTACCGCTTCCGGGTCGCCTACGTTGGAATTAAAGTGCGCGGTTTCGAGCTCGATGCAACCTCGCTCCATCACGTTCAAGAGTGCTTCGTAACGTGGATCCGCAGCCAGCTGCGCCAGCTGCGCTTTCTCCTCATCCGTGACGATGATCTCAGTCACTTTGAGGGTCCGGGTTGTGCGCAGTCTGGCTTCCATTTCTACGCTTCCCTTTGTGCCGCGCGGCACATATCCACCATTTCCAAGTGGCCCACGATAGCATCCTCGCGCGAGCGATAGCGCCGCATCTCCCGGTTATACCGGCCGCCGAAAATCATCGACTCCCACAGGACTGGCGGGCCGCCTTGCAAAAAGTTGTGATCCAGCCCCAGAAACACCGTGCTCACTTCCGCATCGTCGATTCGCGTTCGCAGCACACGCCGGTTTTCTTCTTTTTCAAACCACTGCGCCCACTTGAATAGATCGCGTTCGGGAACAGCCTCGCCGCGCTCATTTAGAATGTATTTGCCCTCTGTGACCATCACGCTCCCGCCGGCGCAAATTCGCTCTGGTTAATCCCCATGCGCGCCCACTTGCGTTCATCCCATAGCGCCGCCTCGTCATTGGCTTTGCCGATCATATCTTTGGCCAGGTCCGCTTCCTTGGACTGGTCGATTTCCGCGGCCTTGGCCTGGTGGCGCGCGCCGATCGCCGCAATCTGCCCCTGCACCCGCTGCACCCCTGGGTTGTTCTGCTGGTATTTCTGCTGCTCCTGCTGCGTCATCGGCCGTATGAGCTCGCGCGCGTCTTTCCATTCGCTTACTTCCATAAACATTTCGAGCAACAGCTTGACGTCGACCATCCAGCCGATCGCGTTCAACTGCTGAATGAGCGGCGCATTCTCGAAAATTTGGACTAGCAGGGGTAGTGCCTGCGCCATCGCTTTCTTCGCGGCCAGGTGCGCGCCGGCCAGACATTCAAACCTGTCTTCGGATTCGTAGAAGTTCTGCGCGTCGAGTTCGAAGGCATCGCCCAATTCCCGGCCGAGAATCGAACGGATCTTGGTGAGGCTCATGCGCGATTTAACAAAATGTTCGGTCAAGTCGATCATGGGCAAAAGAATGCCCTTTACGAAGTGCCCCACTGGTCCCTGAATTTTGCCGGCATTGGCGGCGATAATCCCGCCGGCGCCGGTGGCGGTGCGCGCCGCGGAGCTCCCGCCGCGGCCGGGCAAGTTGCCCTGCGTAAATGCTTCGTCGGCGCCGGTGGTTGACTGCGCGCTCTGCGCCGCTACCTGGAGCACGGTAAATGCCTCGGTTGGAATCTTGGGCAGTTCGATGATGCCGAACACATCCCGCACGCTTTGCCCCTGCTTGGTGTCGACGTCGACGATTCCGCCCAGCCGCTGCCGTATCTGCTGGGTGGGCACGTTGGCGCCGCGATCGCGCGCGTGCATGGGGTTCACCGCCATGCTCAAAATATCCAGCACGGCATCAGTCAAACCCTTTTCAATGCGCTGGTCGCTGCCGGCTAGCCGTCCCACGCCTAAGCCATAGCCAGCATTGGGGATGTTCCAAAAATTAGCACTGAAAAGCGGAAGGAACGGAAGGTCGTGCGCCTCGTTGCGGATCAACACGCCGCGGTCGCCGCCATCGGGACAGAGCACGGTATAGACGTTCCCCTGGTCCCAGCGTTCCAGCATCTGTATGGGCCGCTCGAGCGGATCCATGCTGGCCGGTTCTTCCGGGTTTTGTGCGTGGTGGATCGCCCAGTTCTGCCCGCCCAGGTTTAGCTGTACCTGGCTCGGTGTCGCGGCATTGCCTTCGTGAGCAAAAAAGTAGTCGCGCAGCGCCTCTTCCGGCGGAATGTCGTACCCGCCCACCTGGTTGCCGTTCTCGTCAAAGATGGCCTGCTGGCGTAGCACGGCCAGGTCGGTGAACGTGGGGTAGGAAACGTGGATCGCAAACTTGGCTTTGTGCAACTGGTTGGCTTTGTTCCAAGTCGGATCGACCAGCACGCTGCCGAGGTCGCAGACTTCAAACACCAGCCCTTCTTCTGTTATCTCCGTTTCGCGTACCGCGATTTCGTTTGACTCTTGGGTGTGGATGGTCAGCTTCTCGCCGAACGGGAGTTTCATCGTCACCGGCGCCGCTTTCGGCGCGCGCAGTTTCTTTATCTTCGTGTCTTTCCGCCAGCACGCTTTGACGATCACGGTGCCGAAAGTGGTCATGCTCTCCAGTGCGCGTTCGCTCTCGTCTTCAAATCCGCAATCGTCCAGCAGGGCGCCATAAAGCGCGGTCTTCGCGCGCGCGGTCGCCTGGTTGGTCGCCGGCCGCGGCCGAATCAAGAAGGGAGGCATCTCATAAAAAATCCCTGACTTCATGCCAGGGACTAGAGAATTTACGTGCTTGGCAACTGTAAACCGTGAAATGTTCGCCCTGGCCGTGGTCGACCCTTCAAAGCTCTGGTTGGTCCGCGGGCTTTGGAATAAAACATCCGCCTCGCGCCAGTGGAGATTCCATTGCTTTGTGTCGAGAAACGTCCGCGCCTTGCGCGCGTCCTGAATCACCAGTGAAACCGCAGCGTCATCCGTATACTTCGGGTCGAGCAGCGGGATGAGCACTACATCGTCTTTCTCGATGTGCTGCGAGCCGTTCACCGTGTTGGCAAGTTCGCTCAACTGATCGTCCCTTCCACTGGAATCCGCACCACATCAGGATGACAAGAGTATTCGTGATCGCAGTAAACACAACGACCGTTCCCGCCCTCCGTGAATTCCGCGCATGGTCCCAAGTTGCCTTCGTAGGTTGGGCACTGGCAATCCGGGTTGAAAAATCTCTCGGTTCGTGTGACGTCACATTTTCCTTGTGATCTCATCCGCTCAACCCCGGCATCATCTCGTCTAGGCCTTCGCCCGGTCCCGCCGGCTGCCAGTCTTCCTCGATCGCGGGCGCCGGTTCTTGCTCCTTGTACTGGCCGCGGCCGTAAACCCGGTTGTATGCGTCCTGCTCCACGTAAGCCGCGAATGCGTCTTCGTCCTGCGCCTCGAATCCTTCGGCCGCGATCGACGCCGGCAATTTGTTGGCTACCCGGCTTACTACGCTTGCCAGTTCGTATTCTTCGACCATCCCGAACTGGTACATCTGGCGAAAGAGTTCCGTGCCGTTCACCAGGTCATCGGCAAAAAGCAGCCGGCCGGTCATCAGGAGGGGTTCTGCCGTCTTGATGGTCAGCTTCCTGGCTGTCTCATCCTGCAGAAAGTCGCTCCATGCGATCTCCAGGCGCCAGTCGTTCTCGAGCGCCACATTGCGAATGTGGGGAACCATGGTGCGCGCGCCGGGGGTGTCTTCGATTTCGACCCTATGCGTTTCCCACTTTTTTGCTCCAAGCACAATCCGCCTGGCCAGCTGGGTGGGTGCGAACTGTCCGCGCTGCACTTCCATAATCGTGATCCGGCCGTCACGTTCAATGCCTACGGCGCAGGCGGCATTTTTGCATTCGGCATACTCGAAGCGCCAGGCAATATGCGCTTTAAGCTCGTCGGCGGCGTGTTCTGCACTCACTTTAGCACCCTGTAAGGCCGCTTGTGGGAAGGTTGGCTTGAAACTGCCTTCCGCGATATTCATATATTGCGTCCAGAACGTTTCTTCGTCCTCCGCCTTCATAGTTCTGAGATATTCCCACGGTAAAAGCCGCGGAAACTGCAGAAACACATCAGCTTCGGTCAATTCTTCGTCTTCCAGCCCAAAAGCGTGCGGCCGCCGGATATAAGCCGGCTTCCAGAGGATCTTTGTCCGCGGGCTGGGTGCTTCAAGCATCCGACCGTAACAGTCGGCGGGTCCGTAGCGCGTTCCGGTGTGGTCCCTGTAGGCCCAGTCGGCCAGCATCTTGATGTTTACATTGAGGTTCTTCCAGACTTTCTGGAGCGCATAGCTGGTTTGCGAGTTGCGATTGTCCTGAATGTCTTCGGCCTTGATGATGTCGGGATGCCAGCCGCTCAAACTCTGCTCGATGGATACTCCGCGCACGGTCGGATCGCGCCGGTAGTGCCGGCGGGCCGGGGTGGTGAATTCGCCCGCCTTCGGCATCTTGTATAAAACGTGCTCGGGAAACAACAGGTGGAGTAATTTTGGGTGGCTCGATGGCCCCGCATAGAAGTGCATGGCGCATTCCATCACGAAGGCATCGGCCAGGGGGCTGTCCGGGGAGTTGCTTGCCGTCATGGCCATGATCGCCACATCGGGAAAGCCGATAATCCACTGTACGGCGTCGGCGATGTTGAAGGTGGTTTTGAACGTGCGCCGCGGCATCAGGATGATGCGCACCTTCACATCATCGCTCTGGTCCTCGATCGGCTTGCGCGGATCCTTTTTGATGAACATATCCGCGATTTCGCGGTGGTCTTGATCGTCGATCAAGATGTAATCGAGTACGGATTTCGCCAGCCAGAGTAAATCCGTTTGCGCGCGCCATCGGAGCTCGTCTTTGTAGACGGGATCCTCGGGGATGCGCGCAACGTCGATTACGTCTGTCATCATCCGTAGCTTTCCTGCTGGGGTAGTGGGCCGGGGCCGATGGGCTCGTCTGAGTGGCCCATGATACCGTTGCGGAATTCGATCAAAACTGTTCCTTCGTTGTAGCCCGCATTCTGGTGTTGCATGGCTACAACCGTCTCCCAGTTGCTTGATTGTGCCGGAATGTTCTGCCAGCTGGGATCCTGGTTGATCCATCCATCATCGTCGATCGCAAGTGAGTCGATCTGAAAAGTCTCTGCAGTTTCATCGAAGTGTTGACGATGATTGAAAACATGCCACACATCCGCGGCCATGACGCCAGGCGCAGGCCTCCAGCCGATGTTTTTCCAGCCGGGTGGATCCTGGTCCGCTTGCATTTCGCCGCTGTCAAAGTTGTATTGAGTGCTGCCGTTGGCAACGTTTCTAATGTAGGTGGTGGGGTTAGGCCGGCTGAGAAAACATGTCTTGTTGTCGTTCTCGAAGCGCGCGTTGTTGTCGTAAGTCTCTTTGATGAATCGAAATTCGAAGTACCAGGCTTGGTACCTCAACAATTTACCGTTGAGCCTCGGAAGTGGGCGCTGATAGGCAACCAGCGCGCCGCCCACTTCGCCGGCGCGCGGTTGGGCCAGCGCGTTGTGTAGCAGCATGGAACTGGGACCAGACTGGGTAGCCACAAACAACAGGCTGGCGGGGTCGTTAATGTCAGGACCGGAAGTTGTGACCCAGTTGCCGGCCACGGCATACAGAAAACGGTCCAGAAGTAAAAGCGCCATTCCTCCGCCTTTCCCCTGCGTTATGGGTGGAGCATCACAGCGCCGCCCCAGCGCAGCAGAAACGCCAGCAGGCCCACCCAGAAACAATCGAGGGCCAGGGCTTGCACCTTGCCGTTGGTGCTGAGCACATAGGTAATCAGGCCAACGATGCAGACTACGAGCGATACCCAGATAATCATTGCCTACATCCCTCCGCCGGCCATCGCTCCCGCCGGGCCGCCCGCTCCCTGTTCTGCGGGGTTCTGCGCTTCTTCGGGTGGTTGCATCTCGCCGGCCGCGGGCTGGTCGCCCATGTGTTCTTCCATGTGCTCGGCCATGGCATCTTTGTCGGGTAAAACGTGTTCCTCGCTGTGACTGTGGCCTTCGCTGTGCGGGCCTGGCCCACGATGCTTGTGGACGTGCGCAATGTATCCGCCATTGGCGGCGCGTTCGTAGTGGACACCGTGAGTATGGGTCTTGCCGGCTTTGTGTTCGCCCAGCGCCTTTTTAATTGCCTCGTGCTTCTCCGCCATGTCTTATCTCCTCTCGGTTGGTTTCAATCCACGCCCCCCACATCGACGAGAGCGACGAAAAAGGTCCGCGCCCGGTGGGTTTGCCGAACGCGGAAGAGTGACGAAAGGGCTGGGGTCAAAATGCGACTTCGAAGTTATAGAGCCCCGCGGAGTTTGTTCCGGCGGTCCCGAACGTGACCGCCACGGCCATCCACAGCGCCGGATCGGTCGGCGGTACCACGGTGCCTCCCTGGGTCACGGGCTGGTTGCTCCCATTGATGCCGGTGATGGTGTTGGAGAGGGGCGCGTCTGCGTCATAGAGATTGTTCACCATCTGCTGAAATGCGCCGGATAGGATGCCGCTTTGCGAATCAAAAATGCAGTTGGCCTGAATCCACCAGTTTGCCCATGTGGTAGCGATCGCGCGCGCGGTTCCGCTGCCGAGTAGAGTCCAGTTGGCGGCCACCAGGGGGGAAGCGGGCATGACCAGAGCTCCCAGCAGACTGGCTTTGCAGGTATAGGCGCCTACGGTGTTGAGATTGCCTTCCGCGCGCACGGTGAAGCGTTTGCCTTCGAGTGTGAGTTTGCCGGGGATGCCGATGGCGGCGGGGAGGATGGGGTTGGAGATGAGGTTAAACACCTGGGCGGTAACTACGCTGGCATTCTGCGGGTTGGCCGGTGGTGCGCGTCGGATCGCGGAACTGCTCATTGTCGATCTCCTCGGAGTGGATTCGGGAGTAAGGTTTTGCTCCTGTTCTCCGAGAATGAACCCGCGCCGCGGAAAGTACAACGTTTCTTTTTTTAGCCGTCCTGGGGAGGTACGCGATGGCTATGCTGTATTTGTTCGTCGTCGAGCTCCGCGCGGAACTCCCGAAACATTTGCACGATTCCAACCATGGCCGCTTCCGGCGCCTCCACTTCTTTGGTAAGAAAATTCAAAATCATGGCGTCCATCTCCGTGCGCGAAGCCTGGATGAGTATATCCATCGCTACTTGTCGCGCCTCATTCATCGAGAACTGCGCAATCATGCCGTTCTCTGTCGAAAGCTGGATGTAGGGCTTTCCGTCGCGTTGCGCCACGACGCCGTTGACGAAGATGTGTTCTGCCTTCATTTGGGGATCATCTCATAGGGCACATAGTCGGGATTGTTTTTGTGGACACTGTTAGTGAGCGCAATGAAGGCGCGGGCTAGTTTGGGATTGTTGTCTTTGAAAGCTGCGCCCGTAGCGTAGCCCAGCGCCACGTTGAGCGTATCCATTTCCTCGGGGGTGAGGATGATGATGATTTCGCTCATACGGGCTGCCCCATTCGATCGCGCTCAAACTCTTCCCGAGATTCGCCAGCCGGCGGCGCCGGATCCTTGGGCTTCTTCTTCCGG